GAGCACGGTGAGACCGTGCTCCGTGAGAAAAAGCTCGGCGAGACGGTGCGTAACTCCAAGGTGCAGATCACGATCGACTTTGGCGTCACGCCGCACATCCTCCGGCACACATACATCACCAACCTGATCCTGTCCGGCGCCAATGTCAAGGTCGTGCAGTACCTGGCCGGGCACTCCAAGGTGGAGACCACGCTCAACATTTACACGCACCTCATTGAGCGCAGCCCGGAGGCCAATCTCGGCGCGGTGCTGGCAGCCTTCCCCGCGCCGGAAAGTGCGGAAAATGTATCCCCCAAAATATCCCCATGACGCCGCAGCGGGCATAAAATATCCGCTTTTTTATCCCCGCATAGCGGGCATCCTGGCGCAATGCGGGCGTACTGCAAAACGCAAAAAACCCGGCAATCTCAATGGATTGCCGGGTTTTCCGCTGGTGGACGATACAGGACTTGAACCTGTGACCCTCCGCACGTCAAGCGGATGCTCATACCAGCTGAGCTAATCGTCCGTGTCAGCGTTGGTTATTCTAACGCATCTGTACCTTTTTGTCAACCCCCTTTTTTCGACGGCTCCGAAAAAAATCGGAGCCGTCGAACATAGGGCACTTTACTTCGCCGTGATATAGACCGTGCAGTCGGCCTTCACGCCGCCGCACTCGGCCGTGATCGTCGTCGTGCCCTTGCCCACGCCGGTCACAACGCCCTTGTCACTGACGGTGGCAATGGATTCATCCTTACTCGACCACGTGACGGTCTGGTCGCCGCCGGCCGGATAGATCGTCGTACCGAGCGGCACCTCATCGCCGACCTTGGCCGCAAACTCCGTGCGCTTGCTGCCGAGGAACGTGATGGTGATGCTCGTGACCGACGGAGTCGGTGTCGGTGTCGGGGTGGGCTCCGGCGTCGGGGTCGGCGTGGTGACCGGCGCAGCGCTGGACACCGTCGCCGGCGGGGTCGGTGCCGCAGAAGCCGAAGCATTTTTGCCGGCGTTCAGGCTCACGGTGATGAGCACGATGACGGCCGCGACGACCGCGATGAGCAAAATACCGCCAAAAAGCATCTGCCACTTTGTATTGACCGCGGCGTGCTCTGCCGCCGGGGTGCCTGCATTTTCACTGGACGTGCGCAGCGGGATACGCTCCGCGGATCTGCTGCGGCCCGTGCCGCAATATGGACAGCGGCTGCGCAGGCCGGAATACTCGCGCCCGCAGCGCCGACAGGTGATCTTGGGAATGACGCTCATAGGAAGCCTCCAATATGTAAAGATCTGATACGCATTTGTTTTTCTATCATACACTGTTCGCAATTTTTCGTCAAGAGGGAGAGCTTTCCGCTCTCCCTCTTCCGCGACTTTTCAAAACTGCATCTGCACCCCGCCGGACAGATCCGATGTCTGGATGCGCTCCTGCTGCCCGGTGCGGGCATTGACGGCGATGACGCAGCGCTGCCCGTCGTCCGTTTCGCACAGGTACTCATAGCACAGCGTCTCGCGCGCGCCATAGAGCCGGAGAAATGCCGTGCGCGTATCCACGACCTGCAGCGCGTCCGGCACGGCCGCCTGCCCCGCTTCCACGCCGATTGTATCTGCCGGGAGCGTGCGCGCCCGGTGCGTGTCCAGATACGACGCCGACGAGAAGCCGCAGACCGCCCCGTCATCGAGCCGGACGCGCACGCGCAGCTGATCCGCCGTACACAGGACATCGTCCTGCACATAGCAGAACGTGCAGATGAGCGACTGCCCTGCGTCCTCCGTGTCGATCAGGCGCATGCCGTCATAGCCGCGCGCGCGCAGAAACGCCGCGGCTGCCTCCACCGCCTCATCGGTGGAAAGCGCCGGATCGCCGCCGGCGCAGGAGGAATAATAGCGCAGCACTTCCCCACCGGACACTGTGACCGCGATATAGGACGTGTCGTCCCCGTCGTCGATATCAAAGTTCCAGCACGGCACGGCGCCCTCCGAGCGGCCGGTCGCCTGCAGGCGCGCCGCATCCATGTCCAGAAAAGCCGCAGCCGCGGCCTGCGCCTGCTCCTCCGTGACCTCATCGCGGCCCGCCAGCATGGCGTAGTCCGCCGCCGTGCGCACCTGATAGCTGCCGTCCGCGATCGGGAGCGGCAGTTCCTCAAACGAATCGGCCAGCGCTGCGAGTTCTTCCTCGAGCGTATCGGACAGATCCGTCTCCAGACCCAGATTCTCCAGCGACTCCGTGCTGCGCACATGCGCCGTCGTCGTGACCGCGCCGTCGTAGAGCGACTGGCCGAGCGCCGCGAGCTGCGTGCTCAGCTGCGTCGTGGCGTCGGAAAAAGCGCGCAGGTG